GAGTTCACCCAAATTTTATCTTGAAATCAAGATATCCTGGTTACGATAAAAATGTTTATCCTAAATTTTATAAGGTAACAACACAAGAAGAATTAAATGTGATTTTAGAAAATGTAACATCTGATTATTTCTTAATGGAGAATTATTGTAACACTACTAATAATTTTGAAGGACATGTAAAAGTAATAAGAAGTTTAAATATATTATACCCACCAACATTAGAATCAATACAAATTGGTCAATCCACTAAATTTAATGAAAATATAACTTTTTCTGATGTAGAATACGATTCAGTAACTTATATGTTAAATTCGGAATATAGAGATAGTTATATAACCTCATCAAATAATGGAGGATTACCTAAATTATTAGATACGGATATGGTAGAAATGGCCGATGGTACATTTAAAACCGCATTAGAATTGGTGGATAACGACATTATTAAAACAATAGATATCCCAAATCCAAACGGATTAGATACTTCAAATTACATTAAAAATTATGGAATAACCTACGATACATTAATTACGGGCACAACATATTCAACAAATAGAATACTACATAAAAAACAAATAAATAAATTATCTTTTATAAATGTATTAACTTTTGATGACCAAAGTACTTGGGAGGACACTTACAATTCATATTATTTAATTGATAGGTCTGGAATTATACAATTTGAACGTTTAAGTTCAATGAACCCCACCGACGTAGTATTGATGTTAGATTCAACCGACAATAATGTAGATTTTGTTAGAAAAACAGTATTAACTAATGTTCAAAGTAAAAGGATATTTTCTGGATGGCAATTTGAAGTTGAAAATACACATGTATTTTTAACAAAAACCACATCTACTAATAATCAATCATATGTATCAATTGAACACAACCCACCATTGGGATGTATTTGGTGTACCGGTGCTAGTACTTCTCCAGAATGTCCTAAAGCCGCACCAAAATGTAGCGCATACGGTGAATGTGTAGACTATGATACCTACTGTCCATAAACTAATAATATAAAAAATAAAATAAAATGGCAAAGATAATAACAAATACCGAAATTAATACATTAAATACTACCTTAACAACCATTGGTAATTTAATAGTAGTTGCAAATAGTTAGTTGTAAAAATAATAGGTTATGATTTATTTAATATCGGATATTCTTACAAAAGATGAGTGTAAGTATTTAACAAAATAAGTTAATATGGAAAAGATTTATTTTGATGATACCACTTACATTTGGAAAACCAAATTAAATCGGGTGAATGATAAGACATTATTTTTGGAAGAAGCCAATTATATTGTAGATTCCAAATCAAAATTTGATAAGGTCGACGCGTACCCACTTAATAAAAATGGATGGAATAACAATTTAGATTTTATTGGTGATTTTAAAATAGAAACAAAATTAGATGAAATAGTTCAAATTGGTATTAATAAATGTAAAGAACTATATAAAGAAAAAAATATAAATTACAATAAAATTAATACTGATGCTTGGATAAACGTAGTTCGTTCAAAAAATCCAGTACAGGAAAATTTTTATAATGGTGACAAGTATCATATACATACCGAAATTCAAAAACAAGAAAAAAGTTTTTATCCACACTATACATATGTTTATTATATTCAAATGCCTGATATAATGAATGGTGATGATGGTGTTTTATATTTTAAAGGAGAAAATAGTAAAGAATATTGGATAAGACCTGAAGAAGATGATTTGATAATAATGGAAGGGGATATGCCACACTCACCAAACAACGCACCCAATTCAACTATTAATAGAATTGTTATTGCGGGTAATGTAGGATTTGAATTAATTAAAAAACAAAAATCATTAATATAAATAAGTTATGTCATTTACACATAAAATAATACCAAATTTATTAACAAAAGAAGAATGTGATTTGATACTAAATTTTTCATTAGAAAATTTAACCTTAAATACTGCAAAAATTTTAAGTGATAATGATTATTACGAAAAAACGTTATTATAATATGAAATTAGATTTTAAAGAAATATCTTCAGCGTGGTTTAATAAACTTATACATTCTAATGAATTAAAAAAATTAGCAGATGATAGATTTAATATTTGTTTAGAATGTCCATCCAAAAAAGAAATATTTAAAGGAAAAAAGTGGTCTCTTAAGTGTGGAGAATGTGGATGCCCATTAGGAGGTAAAGTATATACCCCCAACACATATTTAGATGAAAATGGGTCGTGTCCATTAGTAAAGTGGAAAGAAGTTGAGATTGAATACTTAAAAACTTTTAAAAAAACTAAAACGATTATATAAAGTGTCACATTTAATCAATAATGAACTTATTTGGATTTCTAATCCAAAATGTGCTAGTATTTCCATTGAACAGGCATTAAGAAACTCAAAACTAAAGTTAGAAATGTATGACCCAAGTAAAATGTCAACACATTATCATACACCATTAAACAAATGTTTATTAATGTGGGGAAATAAAGAAAGTATTTGTATTACTAGAGATTGGGTATCTAAATGGTTAAGTGCGTTAAATTTTATTTGGGATTCGATAGAATTTCGAAGTGAATACACTCCCATTTGTAAATGGGAAGATGTTGATAATAAATTTTTATATAAAATAATTGATACCAATTTTGTTAATAATTTACATTTAGTTAATAGTGATGGAATTCGAAGTTGTTTTTTTAAATTAGTAAAAGAAGACTATGACTCATTAAAAAATATACCAAATACTATGGTAACATTAGTTTCTCAAAACTTTTTTAAATCCAATAGAAAATGCACATATGAGTTTGATATTAAAGAAATAGATAAATTTACAGATTTTATAGAAGAAAGGTTTGGTGAAAGATTAGTTATAGAAAAATTCAACAAAACCACAAAAAGAGCAAATAAAATTATAATAAACGATGAATTAAAATCATTTATTTGGGATAATTTTGAAAAACCATTTGAAAAGAACACTCATTTAATATAGTAAGTGGAAATATATAAAAACATATTAACAAATGACTTTTGTGATACTTTAATAGAAAAAATTAAAAATGAATGTGTATTAAGTGAATCACATAAAACAAATTGGTTTGTTTGGTTAATTTGGGGTCAACAAGGTAGTCAACCATTAGATAGAGAAAAGTGGAATGAAGAAATTTATAATATGGTACTAAATGAGTTGAGTAAATGTAATTTTCCTAAACATAAAATAATGTGGTTACAAATGACGGAATATAAAGATGGTAGGTGGTTACGAAGACACACGGATGGTGCAGGAAACAAAACATCAATAATTTTGTTATCAAATGAATTTACAGGTGGGGATACATGTATAAATGATAGAGTTGTAAATTTAGAAAAAGGTGATGGTGTTGTATTTGATGGAGGATATCAATTTCATGAAATAAAACCAGTAACGGAAGGGACACGATACGCGTTAAATTTTTGGTTTCATTAATAATATATTATGGTAGATTTAAAAAATTATACATGTAACGTACCATTTACCTCATTGGAAATACACAATAATGTGTGCTTTGTTTGTTGCCCATCTTGGTTGCCCAATAAAGTGGAACTTCGCAAAATCCCATTAAAAGATGTCTACAATAGTGAACCAATTATTGATATTAGAAATTCTATATTAGATGGTTCATTTAAGTATTGTAGTAAAGAGCTTTGTCCTTATTTAAGTAAATTAGTAAACTATGGGGTGACGTCTGGTCCGGTTACACTAAAATCAAATTCAAATATTAATAATCCGATTATAGAGAATGGTACACCTAATTATTTAGTAATGAACTTTGATAGAACTTGTAATTATAAATGTCCATCTTGTAGAGTAGATTTGATTGTAGAAAATAGTGAAGGTATAAAACGTGTTGAAAAAACAATTGAAGATATTGATAAATATTATTCAAAACATGTAAAAACTTTATACATTACCGGCTCAGGCGATCCATTTGTTTCAGTTGGATTTAGAAATTATCTAAGAAATTTTAATCCAAAAAAATATCCAAATTTGTCATCAATACATTTTCATACCAACGCATCGATGTGGAATAAAGAAATGTGGGATAGTATGCCAAATGTGCATAAATATGTTCATACGTGTGAAATTAGTATTGATGCCGGTACCAAAGATACTTACGAAAATAAAACAAGATTAGGTGGTAATTGGGAAAATTTAATAAACAATTTAAAAT